GTTAAACTTATCACCACATAGATGGTGATAAGTTTAACAACTCTATTGAAAACTTAGAGTGGGTTTCACAACAAGAGAATATTATTCATTCTGTTGAACAAGGCTTGAGATCATCATGCTTTTCTTACAACGGTCTAGTGCCTACACCTGAACAGATTATTTATGATTATAATCCAAAAGAAGGTCGAGTAGGTAAACCTTTGAGTAATGAAGTCGAAGTAAGAAAGTGTTGTGAATTACTGTCTCAAGGTTATCGACCTAAAGATGTCTGCCTTATGACAGGATTAGGAAGAAACAATATTAACCGTCTTAAACTTAAAACATTTAAACGTTGGGAACACATCACTAAGGAATATGACTTCTCTAAAATACCTGATCGAAAATACACACAGGTTGAAGACATTGTTAAGGTTTGCGAAATGATCCGTGATGGATTGGGTTGTAGAACTATTGCAAAAGAAACAGGTCTGCATGTAGGTGTGGTAAAAGGTATTAAAACAAAAAGAAGTCACTCAGAGATAAGTGATAAATATTTTCAAAAGGAGTGAGTTTTGACTGATGAAGTAGACTTATTCACACCAAAAAGTCAAAAACAGTACGACCTAATTTGGTCAGATACAGACATAACATTTTTTGGAGGTTCGGCCAGGCGCAGGTAAAAGCTGGAACAGCCTCCTCCGATTCCTCAGATATGTAAACGAGCCTCTTTATAGAGGCTTTGTTATTCGTAAAACACAAGCATCTATGAAGCAAGGTATCTTTGCTGATGCTGTGCGCCTATTCAAAGCTTGGGACGATAGGGTTAAAGTAAACCTCAATGAGATGACTATTAAGTTTCCTAGCGGAGCTATTATCATCTTCAAAGGTTTAGATGGTCAAGCAGCTATTGACTACTTTCAGGGTCAAGAGATTTCTGGAGCATTAGTTGATGAGGTAACTCAGATTTCTTATGAAGAAATTTCATGGTTGATGACTCGTCTACGTTCTAACGCAAGCGTTAAGCCTACTGTGTGGTTCACTGGAAACCCTAATCCTGATCACTTCGTAAGACAGTGGATTGAGTGGTACTTACACCCTGAGAAAACCTATGAAACTTTAGAAGATGGTAATCGTCACGATATTGGCGGTAGACCTAACCAAGAAAGAAATGGAATGGTTAGATGGTACTATGTTATTGGTGGTCAATGGTATTGGGATACAGATAAAGATCGTTTAACAGAAACTTATAAACATCTGTTAGATGAAAGACAGAAACCTATGTCATTTAGGTTTATTGGTGCAACATGTTTAGATAACCCAGTCTTATTAGAAAAGCAACCTATGTACCTTTCTAATCTATTGAACAAATCAGTTCTTGAGGTGGAAAGACTTTATCATGGAAATTGGTTTGTAAGACAAGAGGGCGCTGGATTCTGGAAACATGAGTGGTGTAAGATTTTAAAAACATTCCCGCATCCTGACGATCCAGATGATCAAATTGTTGAAAGAGTTCGTTGTTGGGATTTAGCCTATACAGAACCTCATGACGCAAATCCTGATCCTGATTATACTGTTGGTGTTCTAATGGCTAGAACAAAGAACGGTTACTATATCGTAGAGCATGTGGTAAGGGACAGATTACGTGTAGGTGCTTTATATCGCTTCATAGCAGAAACAGCCAAGAAAGATTATGACATGTATGGAATTATTCCTCAAGTGTTACCTGAAGACCCTGCAAGTGGCAAAGCTACGTTTGCGTTTGCTAGAGAATACTTGATGTCTAACGGTATTGTAGCTGTTAAGAAAGTTTCAGGAAGCAACCAACGTAATAAGTTAGAACGTTTTAAAAACTTTGCTGCTGCTTCTGAGAATGACGCTGTTTATATCTTAGATGCCGAATGGAACAATACTTACTTCAAAGAGTTAGAAGCTTTTGATGGAACTAGAAACGTACATCACGATGATCAAGTCGATTCGACCAGTGATGCTTTTAACACACTATACAAAAAACGTAAAATTAGAAAGGCTGTTGTAGGGAATATGTTTTGAGAAAACATATGAATGATGTTCTGATAGCGCATTCCCTCCATCATAAGGAGAACAATAAGTGGCGACTAGCCAAGACAAAAAGGGACTTGTTGCTCCCGAATTAGGAAATCTTGGCGTTAGTGTCGATTTCCAATCTATTTATAATGATAGCTTAAAAGAGTTACAATTTCCATACTCCTTAAAAACATTTGATCAAATGGCTAAGAGTAGTGTTGTAGCTTCTGTTCTTTCTGCTGTAAACACTATTGCAGGACAAGCTGATTTCTATTTAGATTCTTATGACCAAACTGATACGCATCTTGGAAGAAAGAAGTTTGTAGAACAATGTTTATTCTACGATATGAAAACTTCTTTTAATCAAGTTGTAAAGGACTTCCTCACTTCTACTCAATATGGGTTCTCAATCTTAGAGAAAGTATTTCGTGAGCGTAGATATTCAGAAGGTAGTCTGTACGATGATGGTAAGATAGGTATTAAGTATCTTCCTTTACGTTCTCAGAAATCTATTGATGAATTTAAATACGATGAAATGAATCGTGAACTTCAATCAGTTGTTCAAACAATAACTTCTAATGGAACGTTAGATTTAAGATCATTAAAGAGTACAACAGTTACTCTTCCTGCTGACAGAATCTTATTCTTTAGAGTAAACCCTTCTAGTAACTACCCACAAGGTAGAAGCCCTCTTGCTGACGCTTATATGTCTTGGAGGGTGTTAGAAGAACTTAGAGGTATTGAGACTGTATCAGCTAACAGGAACTTAAACGGTATTCCTCACTTATCTTGTCCTTCTGAGATTATGGATGAAAGCAGTGACGATCCTGAAGATAGATTACGGGTAACAAAGCTTAAACAGCAAATGTCTCGTATTTCTACAGGTGAACAAGCTTATATCATTACACCATCTGATAGATATGATCAAACAGAAGGTGCTTCTGCTCAATATGACTTTAAAGTAGTCACAGGGTCAAGTAGTCACTTAACAGCTCTTGGTAGCATTATCTCTCGCTACAAGAACGAAGTGTTCCAAGCAATGTGTGCAGACATCCTGACCATTGATGATGGACAATCGGCTTCTAGTTCTCTTACAACAAATAAACAGACAATGTTTAATATGTTCGTTGAAGCACGTTTACGTGAGTTTATTGAACTTATGAATAACGATCTTATTCCTGATTTGTTTGCAAGAAATGGATGGGATATTACTAAGACTCCTAAGCTTAAATATGACAGAGTTGAGAAACTTACTGTAGCAGAAATGGCTAAAGCTATTCAACAATTGTCTGCAACATCTACGATTCCAATTACAGCAGAGAATACTAACTATATGGCAGAAGTCTTTGGTTTCCCTACTCGTGTTCCTCTTGATATTAGTTTTGAAGAATTAACTAAACTCAGAGGTTATGACTTAGGTATTCAATCTCGTAGTGGAGACGGAGCGAAAACTGGAACGGGTAACGGAACGAGTACCTCTGTAGCAACTGCTGATACTAACGCAAGCAACTTAAATAAAAACTAAGAAAGGGATGATATGAATTTTCATCAATTATCAGAACTTCTCTTTAACAACTATCTTTTAGCTGACAGTAGGACACTTCAACTCGTTTTACATCGTTATGAGAAAGCTCTTGTTAATGGAGAAGAACAAATTGGGTTGTTAAAGCGACCTGCTAGACAACGTAGAGAACAAGTCAAAGTCTTAGAAGGTGCTAGTGGTACTAGACTTGGTTTGATTCCAATTAAAGGTTCTCTAACATACGAAGAATCAGGTTGGGAAGCTCTATGCGGTATGACTTCTTATGAAAGTATTCAAGGTCAAGCAGAATACCTAATTAAGAATGAGAAAGTAGATGAGTTAATTTTAGAATTAAACAGTGGTGGTGGTCAAGCGTATGGATGCTTTGAAGCTGCACAAGTTGTTCGTAATTTAGCTAACAAGAATAATGTAAAGATTACAACTTACGTAGATGGTGTAGCTTATTCAGGTGGTTATGCTTGGGCTTCCATTGCGGATGAGTTGGTAGTAAACCCAATGGGTCGTGTAGGTAGTATTGGTGTAGTTCTTCCTTTAACAAATTATGCTGAAAAGGATAAGAAGGAAGGAATTAAACGTATCTACATTACCAGTGGTAAGTCAAAAGTTCCTTATGATGAAGATGGTAATTTCACAGAAGATGCTTTAGATGAGTTTAGAAAAAGTTCCAAAATTATATATGACGAGTTTGTTGGTCATGTAGCGGAAATGAGAGGTATTGATCGTCAAGCTGTTGTTAATACAGAAGCTAAGACGTTTGATGCACAACAGGCACTAAGTCTGAATCTAATTGATTCTATTATGACTAAAGAGCAATTTTACAATCATATAAACGGTAAATATGGAGAAAACGTAATGTCGTTAGTACCGAAAACTAATCAAGAGGAAGAAGTGGTAACGACTACTAATGACTCTTTAATCTCAACATTAACTGAGAAGGTAACTGGTTTGGAAGCAAACGCAGAAACTCTACAAGAAACTATTTCTACTCTCACAACTGAGAAAGAAACTTTATCTACTGAATTAGAGCAAGTTAAATCTACTCTGACTTTGAAAGATGAAGAAATCAAGTCTTTGCAAGATAAGATTACTGAACTTCAAGGCGTAGCTGAAGAAGTTAAAACTGTTTCTCGTGAAGAGAAGATCAAAGCTCTTGTCTCTGATGAAGAAGTAGCTGATGTAATGGAAATTGCTGATGGTATGTCTGATGAGAAGTTTGATAAATACATCAAATCTTTAGAGACTAAACAAATCAAAGCTCGTGAAGAAATGAAAGAAATTGGTGGTGAAGGCTCTCAAGCTGTTACTGAACTAACTACTTCTGAAAAAATTGCTGCTAAAGCAAAACAACGTAATCAATAATAAGGAATATAAATAATGGCTGTTCTTAATTTAAATAAATACCCTGT